TAAATAACGAGTTCCTTGTCCTGAGTCAGCGCCATTCGTTTGAACAATTCCATAGGTTTGACTTCCTGTTGCGTTTTGATAACCTAAATGTTTCCCCTCTGCGAGATTAAACCAATAAAGGTTACTGTAGTTGCCTGTAAAAACTAACTGTTCACCATCCCAAGAAGGAATATTATAATACTGAGTATGCCAAGCCTGCTGACCTAGTTTGTTTACACTGTTGTCTGAACCTACGCCGAATGAGCTTGTATTGTAATAACTAGAATTACCCTGACCAACAATCATGTTACTACCACCATTGGGGCCAGCCGTTCCGTTTGTGTTTAATGTTGGTGTTGTAAACAAAAACCATTGAAAGCCATAATCTTCTGACCATTGGTAGTTTTGACTGTAATAGCTGGAAGTGTACGACCCCATACCAAAATTATCAGTCCAAGGGCTGCCAGTTGCAGTAGACCAAGCAAAATTATCATAATGAGTCGTTTTTATTGTTTTTTCTAATGCACCGCCAAAAGTAGGAACGGTTGTTCTGTTATAACTACTTTGATTAAAGTTTCTGGCATTATTGTTGAAATAGCCATATTGGTAATGATTCCACGTTGCAAATTGTATATCCCAATAATTAGCCGCTTTTACCGTAGGTGTTACTCTAAACGTGTGGCTTGGTGGAATAATTAGACTACCACTCATGCCCGACACCGCACTACTAGCCACAGTCCCTATATTTGTAGGATAAGTGCCTATATCAGAAGTTGCCGCTAAAGTTGCTTTTAACTCTACTGGGTTTGCAGTGTTGGATTGCTCACAAAGTATATCCTTCACAACAAAAGCTGTATTAGCGTTAGTAGTAATGTCAAATGCCGTCCCAGCCGCAACCTCACTTGTTGACCAGTTTTTAAACGCTATTTTTTCTAGTGTATCTGCCATGTGTACCTCTCTATATTGACAGCTTCATTACCGACGCAACACCTGTGGGCGTGGCAACCGATGATTTTGGAACCCATGTAGGTGCAGATCCCGTTCCGTTAGTTTGTAATATATAGCCAGCTTGACCAGCCGCTAAATGAGCCGTTGTATCTGTTGCGCTTTGATACAACACACCCATTGCTGTACCGCCAGCGATATTGCTAGCAGTGGTAGATATTGTAGGCTTATTTGTAAGGTCGTTATAATCACCGCTAGATGCAACTGCATGTAAACCTAAATTCGTTCTTGCTGTAGCCGCATTTGCAAGATCACTCAAATTTAGTGCGGCATCAAGGAAATTGCTGTCAGCAGTGGCTTTTAAATAGTAACGTCCGTCTGACTCGGTTTTAGTGTAGAAGTTTGACAAACTAAAAGCACCATAACCCACAATATCTACAGTATCACCAGCAGCCGCCCCTGATGCTAACACAATATTAGCACCATCAGTTGCTGTAAAATCGGCAGGCATAAGCTTTAAACCATTGAGATATACGTCTACATATCCAACATCATATACTGACGCAAAACTTGTCTGGTTTGCTGTAGCTGTGTAACTGTTTCTGTTTGTTGTTCCGTTAACAGCACTTCCTGCAGCCGTCCAACCACCGCTAGATGTACGGACAAACATCTTATCCGATGAACTATTGAAGTATAAAGCTCCTGTTACGAGTGCATCACCATCGTTATCTACTGTTGGTGCGCTAGTTTTTGCACCCAAATAGCGATCATCGAAGCTGTCATAAGAATTTGCAGCGTTGGTAGCCGCAGTTTGCGCGTCCGTTACTGCTGTTCCTATGGTGCTAACAGCATTTGTTGCCGTTGTTGCATGACCTGATGCTGTATTTGCATGGCTTAATGCAGTTGCTACGTGACCAGAAGCCGTATTTGCACTAGCTGACGCATTACTCTCACTTGTTGCAGCATTACTTTCGCTAGTCGCGGCATTTCCTGCACTTGTACTTGCATTTGATGCTTGCGTCGTAGCAATTCCCGCTTGTGTCGTTGCTGTGTTAGCCGCAGTCTGCGCATCAGATAGACTTGTGCCAATCGTTGCAACGTCAGCCGCAGCTTTAGCCGCATGATGCAAGGCAGAAAACCCTGTTGTACCATCGGACAAGGTGTATTGTGAGTCTTCTGGATTGATAGCTAGCTTATTAGCGTCAGAAAGAGAGTCGCTTATAGTCGCTGCTGCAGTAGTAGCCGTAGAAGCTGCAGATTGAGCATCAGCAAGAAACGTTGGAGTTACAACAGAAGTAATTCGACCCTTTACATCAACAGTAATTCCTTGCGCGGCAAATGATGTTGGGGAAGATCCGGGTGTTAAAACACCAGTATCAGGCAAATCTATTGTAGGATCACCGCCTGCACCGCTACCGTTAGTTATTTGTATTGCAGTTGACCCTGCTATTAATTGACGAACGTTGTACGCCCCCGCGCCAGCAGAGGTAATCAAACCAGCATTAAGCCCTTTTAACCCGGCATAACCATCATCTAGGTTTTGACCGTCACCAAAATGTGAATATATCTCGTTAAAGTTGGCATTAATCTTTTCTGCGGTGCGGAATAAACTGTCACCGTCTAACGTTCCGGGCTGTAAGTTGTCTATTGTTTGTTTCGTCAATCGAACATCCTCCGATAATCCACGACAATTAACAAAACAAATCTATATTAATACGCACAATTACTCACTGCTTTCACGTATCACTCTAGCAATGTCTATATTAGCAAGATTTGTATTAGCAATGTACCGCCAAAGTACGGCACCATTAGGACATTCTACTTGAAATACGGTTTCGTAGAAACCGACTTTTATTATTCGCGCCTTTTTACCTTCTAGGATTACCTCTTGTCCTGCAGCCCAATGCTCGGCACAGATAAACTTAACTCCGTATATCGTGTTGGTAATTAGATCCTTTAACGCAAAGCCAAATAACATAGCTATACTAATACCAATCAAAGGCGTAGCTAACTCTGCTATATCAAAGGAGATCTTGTTTAACTCAGTTAACTCCATTTGGGCCTCAAGGCGTTTTCAAAAAATTTTTTTTGGCCCTTAGAAAACTTTATATCGTGTGTGAATAGGTGGAGTCGTAGAGAGTGATCGCCTGTTTTTTAACCCCCCCTCTTGTATACACGACTCACTACACTAACACCCCCTAGCCCAGATCTATATTTACACTCACTCCACCTGAGTGATGTACATGCTTCTTATCTGCTGCTCTTAGTCCCATACGGTCTAACGTGTCTTTGGCTGCTGCGAACCTTACCTTGTCCTCGTCTGCCGTAGTCATTAGCTCGTCTATAGTACTCACTGCCTTAGACACCATGTCTGTACCTAGCCTAGACAACGTTGCGTGTTTTATGTACTCCAATATCACTGTGTTTTGCATTAGCTTGTGTGCTACTGAGTTAGGTCGTTTCGCCTTACTTCCTGCCAATCTTACTGCTTCACTACGACTACGCACGTTACCGATTGCCATGACATCCGCAAACCGTCGTTGGAACGGTGTGAGTGACTTCCCTATGTCATCTAATGTACGCTGGTCTTGTGCTGTCTGCGCTCTGAACTCTGTGATGTCTGTCATTACCTTGTGTTCTCTTTGCTGCATACGCCAAATGCCTAGAGATATATAGACACCTCTCACTTTACCTTGTCAAGATGTAATTATGTCACACTACTATGTCACTGAAAACGTTAGTGTTTCAAGACAACAGTGGCTTATAGGTCACGACTCAGAGTGGTTCGGCATGCGAGCATTGTGCTATACTCCTGTCGTACGGTTACTAAGCACACACTCAACACAGTCATGCTTATACACTAGACTCAAGGCTATCACCAATAGGGTCGGCACTCTTCAGACCTAAGTTACACTAACACCATAGGTGTAGTTCCACTAACGCCTTGCAGAGACCTAAACGCAGTTTACCCTTTGGTGGCCTCTCACTTAGTGTAACACACTCCTTGTGTTTAGCGCGGTGCTAGGCACAGTAACTTACAGGAGTTTATCACATGCCCGATTTCGTATACCTCACAGCACTCTTTGTCTGGCTTCCTATGGCGCTTGTTGTTATCTTTTACACGCCACTCAGGGCTTTACTTCGTCACTTAACTAGACGCAAGACTGTAAGAATATACAAACTTAACTCAACTAAGGAGATATAAGATGCCATTTACATACTCAGAGATTCGCGACAACTACATCGCAGAGACATCAGGTACATCCGAGACCATGCAACGAGCCATAGACGCATGGCCTGACATCTTCAGTACCGATGACATCAACGATCCATTCAGCGAGGCACTTGCACATCTCGCTTTCACACTAGAAGCACCGAAGGAGGACTAATACAATGACAAACTCAACTCAAATGCGTAACCCAGTCGCTGACTTAGAGATCGACGCAGATCTCGACGCTGACATCAAGAACATTGTAGATCAGCTCGTAGCCATTGCAGAGACTAACTGCGACGGACGTTACACACAGATACTCGCAGACGGTACAGAACGTCGCCCTCTCGACTATCAGGTATCGTCAATGCTATCTGCTATGTTGTCCAAATGCCACCGTTACAGCACAGTTCACGCACCACAGCGTGACACTCAGCTTCGTAACGAGTGGGACAAACACAAAGCTCTTGCGTCATCTACCAACGAGATCGACTCACAAGTTGTATCACGCATCATGGGTCAGAAGAACGCCTTCGACCTAGAATGTATGTTCATAGGCGCTATACAGAAACACGCCAATGACGCTTACGTTTACATCAGTGGCAAGGAATGGAAACCATATGTACCGCCTGCCCCTGTCAAAGATCGTACACAGTCAGAGTCACTTACCAAGGCTGTCGACGATGTTGTAGCTAGTGTCGACGCACTGTTCGGCCTAGCGTAACTACAACGTCCTGAGCATGACGTAAAACTGCTTACATCACTTCATCCTGCCACCGGGGGATGAGAACAATCAACTGCGAGGTGCTATGGATATACTGTTTATTTCATTAGGTATCTACGTTGTTGTAGGTATCTACACACTATTATCAACATAAGGAGCCACTATGAATTATTTACACACAAACTTACCAAGCAGCCACACAGACTACACTACTGCAAATAACACATCAAGCAACTATGCTGACTTTCCAATCGATGTACTGCCACTATATAGTCGCGCTATCGACACTGGCGTAGAAAACGAACTTGATGCTCGTCATGCAAGAGTAGTTGTACGTACTGACACTAACGAACACTTAGGCATCGTTGGCCCTCGTACTATGCCAATACCATATGCTCGTACAATGGAGGCAACGGACTGTGTGTTGCAAGATGCTGGCTTGCGTTACGAATCTAACACAAAGGTGTTTGAAAATGGCGCTACAATGCGTAGGCAGATTACTTTTCCTAACATAATAATTGAGCCTGTTGAGGGAGACACTGTTTGTTTCCAGATCGACCACTTTGACAGTTATAATGGCAAGTGGGCTTTGCAACTAAATGCTAGCGGTCAACGCCTTGTATGCCTCAACGGCATGACACAACCTGACTACTATGTTCGTGCTTACACAAGACACACAACAAACGCTGTACTCAACGTGCATGAGTATGCTGAACAACTACGCGAAGGTATTGAGAACTTTAAACAATCAAATGACAAATACCAGCGTTACTACAAACAACCATGCAATTACAACAAGTTTGCTGATCTTATGCTCAAAACTATTGCATACAACAAAGAGCATGAGTACGACGATAAACGCCCTGCAATCAGCAAAATGCGTATGGAACAGCTAAACGAGTGTTGGGATCATAACTCTAAAATACTAGGTCAAAATTGTTGGGCTGCTTACAACGCTATGACGGAATGGGCTACACACGCCAAAACACGCGGTCAAGCACACATGATGGAACGTAAACGCAACGCAGAGGTCGCTAAAGTGTTACGTCATCCAATGTGGAAAGACATGGTAAACGAAACAACTAACTTAAGGGTGATATAATATGCAACCATCTTACATGCAACCACCATCATTTACAGTCACAGTTGATTTAACAACGACATTTACGTTTCAAATATCTGCTAAAGATTATCTACATGCACAGTATTATGTAGATGATTTACAGATTGACGAAATCAATCGGCTGCTCAAAGACAAACTACTATATGGTGATGACATTGATCAGGACTTTCAAGTAATAAGACTAGAAGAGGATTTCTAATGATTGACATTTACACTAATCACCAATACGACCGTGTATCTACACACGTAGAATACCAACCAAAAGGTAACGTTGACGAACTAGCCCCTGCTTGTGTGCTGCTTAAGTTTGTAGGTGCTAATACTCATGTGTACATGACAATGAACGACGTGCGTACTCTTGCCGATCAACTTGTCACTGCTTTAGAACAACACAACGAACACGAGGAGGCTGCATAATGCTTTTCATGCTACTATGCGGTATGCTTGCTGCTTGTGGCATACTGTTTTTACTCGCTAAACTCAATATCAAACGTGTACTTTACTTTGATGTTGTTGTTGACGTAGTCGCTACTGTTGCACTGCTTGTTATGTTTGCTGGCACTTTTGCCGGCATGATGGCAGGCGTTATCGGTGGCGCTATTGTTTCTGTTGTACTTTTCATACTCAAACGCATGATTGGTTGCCAAAAACTTAGCTTTACCGATCGTAAGCTGCGTTGGGTTGATGTACCACCACGATAATGTGCGTACACAATTCACTGTCTGTTTGTATGTTCTCCGCATGGACACACCAATAGACGGAAAAGTATGCGATAAATGTGGGCGACTGATGAATACATCAGATAAGCCTCACTATGTACACGGTCATCTGCAATGCCCTTGCGGTAGAAATATAGATGAGTGTTGCCAAGGTGATCGTGCAAATGAACTTGACGATTAGAAAGGTGTCCTATGCGTATTTTTTCTGCTCGTGTCGGCGTATTCATGTGCCTACACGTTATCACTGTACTGCTCGCACTTGTAGTATGTATGATGGGCGCGGTTAACCCGACGCTTGTAACTTCTTACTTTGCTTTCCCAATCTTTGCGTTGTTTATGTGGCTTAACTACAAGCTGTCAGGCTACATTACGCGCAAGTGGTTTACGGAGGAACAATCAAATGGATAATGCTGGCAATCAATACTCACAAATATTTTTTCGCACTGTGTTGCCGTTTATACAAGCGCGTGTTGCGCGGTGGGAAGGTGGCATTGTACACCACCCTGACGACCCCGGTGGTTTTACACGACGCGGTTTAGCTGCCAACTATAATGACATGACACGAGACGAGATCATGGCTATGAGTGACGAAGACATTGATCTTGAATTATGGAAAAAATATGGGAACCCATACAATCTATGGCTATGGTCTCCCGGTCTGGCTCTTGCATTTTACGATTGTTCTGTCAATCAAGGGCCAACAGCTGCAGTCAAGATGTTGCAGATTGCACTAAACAAGTATCACAAACGATGGTACAGCCCGCTTGTTGTTGACGGCATATATGGGAGCAAGACCGAGAAAGCTATATTGGTGTATCAAGAAAAATACATACAAAGTTATGGGTTTAGCAAGTTGGTTACTGAGTTTTGTGCGTTACGCATGGAAAGATATGGTAGAAAATACAAAGATGCGTTCATGCTTGGCTGGTCTAACAGATTGATGGACATTGCGTATTATGCGTATCAGTTAGAAGACGAGTGGCAGATGTGCGTAGGCGACGCAGACAACTTCAAAGGACCGCTTTTGCATTGATGGCTTACTTTATGGTGACTTACGGAGAAGAAAAAGAGCCACAAAAGTTTGTTTTGATTGCACAAGACTACTACAGCGCACTGGCATTGTGTGGTTTGAACGTAGAAGACTTCATAACTATGGAAGAAGTTGTAAAAATAGACGTAAATGACGATGGAACGCCTATTTTTGATCGTCCGACGTACCATTAACGCAAAAAAACTTGCCAAATAACGAAAAGTGACGCATTTTGTGTTCA